CTTCCATACTATTGAAATTAAGCTGGTGTAAGGGTAGAACGTTTATTTAGACACCCAGTATAAGGTGTGATCCTACAATCTAGAAGTTCGGGCAGTTTCAACTGCATGCTGGTCTAAGAACCTCACTAGGCGTTGGCTGTCTTTTGGAGGCTCAGCAATTAAGCCGAGCCGAGGTTGCAAACTTCGTTGGATTTTCTCCAATTTAGTTACAACTTCTGGTTCCAATACAGCTCGCGCCGCTTGCGAGATAAATTTCTTAAAACCTGGCATCGTTAAAGCACGACGAACGAGGAGATCGACCTGGGGAGCACCATCGGCTTGTCCTTGTGAAAACTCGCACTCATACTCAATGAAAAGATCCATCGATGGGAATGAGGAGCCCGAGATTGCCTCGGTAAATACATGGAGGTCGCCCATAGTGCCCTGAGATCCGACAGTGTCGTCTCCAGCGTCCGCAGAAAGGTAGTACCAGTCGTAAAGCGCTTTCGCGCAATCAAACTTGTGCACACAATCCTGCCAGAACTTCTTGGTGGTTTGGCCTTCTTGATTCCGTACTTGAGGTCCGGTCATCGCAACACCACCTGCTTGGTAGTCGTTGGAGACCGTGTACGACCCAGAAAATGTCGACGCAGCATCCCCCACAACTCGAAGAGCGAGTTTGGTGAATTTGTACTGCGCGAATATCTGAGACATCACAGAAAGGCGCGGAAACGTCCCGCTTGAGGCCGCATTAACAGAGTATATGTTGTCAGTCGACACTCCAGTTGAAGCCAGATTTCCTATGTAGTCCCTACCCGAGACACATGCAGAAGACCCCCGCAATTTAGGGGCAGAACTTCTGATGAAAGGTTGTAAACCTTTAGGGTAGGCATAGGAAACTGCTGCAAATGACTTGGAGGGTGAGCCAACATTTCCTCTGAAACTGTTGCCTTTAGCTTTGGGCATTGCGCGTGGAATACTGACTTGCCTCACGGCTTGCATCAGTTTCTTTTGCGCCTTCTTGCCAGGGTTGTTTCCCCCAGCTAGATAGCCTCTACTCTGAAGTTGGCTTTGGGCCATCTTCAAGAGATGAGGTAATGCCTGGGACGCTAGAGAGGCTAGAGCCATCTTGCTCAGTTGGATTACCTTGTCTCCGCCCGACAAGGTCCAGCACTTGCATACAACGAGGAAGGTGAGGTGAATGTCTGAGTTCATAAGCAAACTGCAGACGAAACTCCTCTGTCACTGGTTCATGACAAAGGAGCCGATAAAACGACCGGTGCCAGTTCGTAGGATGTCCTTTCCCACTTTTAAGATCAAAAGTGGTACTACAGAACACGAACTGGTCTCCGTTGAAGACCGTGAAATCTTTAACGGTGTGACCGATTTTAAAGTACATATCACGCAAAAGGCTCGGATGAACCGATGGCGTTTCAAGACTATCGTCCCCCATGGCTGCTGCCCATGTGGCCTTAGTTATTTTCGAAGCGAGAATACGAATGCGACTGTTCGAAGCACTCGTGATATATTGCCCGCTTTTCATCACCCCACGCTTACCCTGTGAGATCATCTGCCCATTACTTAGGACGAAAACTGCTAATCCGGAAACCGCCATACGAGCACGAATAGCTCTCGCATAGAGGGAATCCCATTTTAAGTTTGACAGGCGTATCCGCATTTCTGCTTCAGCATCCTGTTCCCAAGATTGGACAGACCAATCCCACCCAGATATATCCATCTGGACAGGAGCGTTCTTCAAATGTGGACGCACTTCAGCCATTATAGCTTCAATGCCCTTATCGTCTAATCCCATTCCTGGTTTCGACGGAACAGACTTCCAAGAGGCAATCTCAAATCGGTTTTGAACACCGAAAAGAACTCGCTCTACTACCTGATCGATCAAAGAGACCGAACAAATAAGGCGGAAGCGTCCAGATAGAATTTTCTCCTGGAGGTGTGGTTCCTGTTTCACAAAAAGCCGCACAGGGTCGCAAGCTCCACACTTGACCAGTTGCTCTGGCGTCATATCCTTGGCTTTGTCTCCTAACTCAGCTAAAACGCGGATCCGCTCTACTACCGCTTGCGCGATAGTGTCGGCATACGCCTGAATAACTTCTTCGTTGGAGCCACCTAAGGCTGACACTGGAACACCAGGTGTGGAGTCCTTCTGAACATCCGAAAACAAAATATAGTTGAGGGCAAGCTTTTCAGCCTGCTCTGCAACACTGAGCTCGAAACTCGCATCATCCATCCCTTCGATCGGTATCGTATGGGGATAGAGCAACACGGTTTCTTCAATTGCTCGTCTTAAGTCTTCGGGGGGAGGGACGCTCCTGTGCCTTCCGGCTTGGAATGCAAGGGATGACCATTCTGCGGTTGGCCCGCGTTCTGGCCATTCCCACTGCCTGAGGACTTCAACTTCTTCCTTAGCTGCTTTCGCTGCTTTGGACTCAGCCCTACGCTTAGCGCCGGGGAATGAGATGGCTGATCTGCCACAGACTTTGAGGCCGATTCCTGCGTCGATTTTGTGACCATCGACCCAGTCGTACCCGCCAAGATTATAGAAGAACCTGAGGCTAGAACCAGCTGGATAAACTCCAATTCCCTCTGAGAGAATTTGGGTTGTGCTGGGGCTTCCGCCCGGCTCACCACCTGAGGTGGGGCCGGGCTCGGTTCGTTTAAATCAGCCGTCGTCTCTTGAGGTCTTAGAGCATCGAGAATTTTAACAGGAGGCTTAGGAAGGGGTTTCCTTACTGGCTCTACTGGGAGTGTTTCCTTCGCTTTCGCGAAGTATTCCACTTCATCTCGATCCTTTCTTTCTTCAGAGACCGGCGGCGCTTCAATGAGGCATTCCTGCTTACGTATTACCGTTACAGGCGATCCAATTGTAGCTTGCTTGGTTGGCACGTCTGGTTGGGACTCAGACAGTGCATGTGCTTGTTCAACTCTCCTAACCATTTTGCTAGACTCAGTCGCACCCTCTCCTCGAGTGTTCCAGAGGCCTGATTCATAGTCATCGACCATATCAGCCCACTGGCGGGATTTCTTTGTGACCATCGATGTGACATCCTCAATGCCAAGAGCGGCAAAGCGATTAGTCGACGAATAGTACATAGTTTCCTCAGCATACTCAAGCTCTTCCCATCCGTAGAAGCCTTCCCCAGACGGATCCGGGTCATGCTCTTCTTCATAGGCAGCCATTTGTGCAGTATGCTTGTGCGCCAAGTTTCGTTGTAAGTGATCCCACTCGGACTTTCGCATCCTAATGGGTTTCCCTTCGCCGTCGGTAGGAGACGGATTTCCATCTCCACCTTCACCAGCCTCCTGAGACTTAAGAATCTCTGGAGGCGCTAAAGAAGGAACTTTCCTAAGGGCCACCAATATAGAGACTGAGGTCGCACGGTTCCAGACGCCATCTTTCGCACCTAAGTGGATTCCGACTACTGCTCCCATGCTACTCAGCAAAGGTGTTCCTGAAGCTCCTCCCGCGTCGGGAGTTGATGCTGAATGATCTAAGGACCAAGGAGAAATATCACTTCGCCTCACAACGCCACTGGAAACGTAGAGAACGTCACCCAGGTAAGAATAGGCGCGAACGCCTGATCCTCTACCAGGAGCACAACGGATGATTGACACCCCGATTGTTGCCCATGCTGGGTCTGGTACTTCAAGAGCGACCAGATCCAAGTCATAGTGAGCCGCAGCAAAGCGGACTTTCCAGGAGACGAAAATCTCAGACCCAGTGGTCTGTACATTTCCGACAATTGCGAGTCTTACACCCGACTTGAGCTTGGTTAAAACATGCCCAGCGGTCAGGAGATACGACTTCTTGCCCAAAGATATTCTGCAGCCCATACCAACTACTTTCCCAGTTGAAATATCGCGAATGGCAACAATTCCTTTCGGTAACTTGTTGTCACGCACGATTTCAAACCTTGATCCCGGTAGAGTGCTCTCTTGCGTCTTAGAATGTTGTGACGAAGAGATCGCTGCAATCGCGCCGATAGTCTCACCCGAAAGTAAGACTTGAATCGGTCCATTACTACTTTCAGCTGTTACACTAATTTCGTTTGGAGTGACCTGAAGTTTTCCTGGTACTATAGTTGTTGGTTTGGGAAGGGGAATAGCCACCGCATAGAAGTAGCGCCTAGTCACCCAGTTGAACAAAGCAATGAACATTGCCGTGAGGGGAAGACATAGGCTTGTCAGCCATATGAATTCACGAGCCACTTCACCAATATAGGACCTATACTTGGTTACTACCCACAGCACCCAATAGCGTGCGAACGCTTCTAACTGATTAAGAAAGTAAGCGTTAGCGATGCGTACATCCCGAACTTTCCAGTCAAACCTACTCGGAAACTCTGATACGAGTGCCCGCTTGGGGCTTTCTCTACCGAAAAAGCCTGGATAAAAGCTGGGAACCCGCAATTGGAGAATATCTCCGAACCGGTCGATGGTTGGTACAGGTCTTGGAAGGTTAACCCCATTAAAGTGGAAACGACTTGGCAAGGGCTCGAGCCTATTACGACTGTTGCCCGTACTAGCGTTTCCTTTTTGAGGGGAATGTTCCAGTGAGCTTGAATTCTGGCGAGGAAGACGTTCATCTTTAACGCCGTCAAGAAGCTCGGTACGGAGTGCAGGGATACGTCCTCCATGCTCTGAGAGACAGAGGCACAGGAGTAAGTACCCGAGAACTGCAGTGGCCATAATCGACCACTGACACCATTGGATAGAGGACCCTCTCGTGCTCGTTGCACGTCCCGAGACGGACAGAATATCTCCGGTCGCCCGGCGAACATCTGAGTCTCCGGAATGGGTCCCCATTGTTTGCAACACGTCCTCCTCGTAAACGATACGAACAGGCGGGTCCCACCCAGATCGGGCAGGTACTCCTGAAACGTTACGTTCGCGGACGGAGAGACTCCAGCTTGGGCCATTGCGGCCAACGCCAGCATGTCCA